AGAGACCCAGAATTACCATGGCAAAATTCGATATCCAGACCACACTAAAGACCATGATACCATCTGGGTAGTGACACGTGAGCGTGCTCAGACCCGCTTACTCACGCTACACTGAGGGTTTTTCTTAATACCATGAAGGACCATATCATCAGCCAAGAAGATCGTAGACAGCGGACATGAGGCTGATCCTTCTTTCCACTCTGTTCCTTAGAATGAATGGTCCCTCCTTTGAATTTTCCTTAATGTAGATGTACTGTCTTCTTTGGAGTCTGTTCTCCGATGCTGCATCATGAACAGCGGTGATCCCTGATAGTGCACCGTGTACCCTCACTCCAACCAGGCTCCCCGCCCTTTCCAGCATGTCTCCTTGAACATGTGCATACAGAGAGATCATGAAGGTCTTGAGGATTTTCTGGCACGCCCTCTTCCAGTGATCCGCTCTTCCCGGATTAGAGCTCAGGGACAATAGTTTGCTGCGCAGAGTCCGGATGATTCTCTCAAGTCCCAAAGCACTGTCCCACATAACCCATCTCATCCCCCTGACCCCCAGTCGAGAGCATCCCAACACCCGGCTCAGCTGAATCGGAGTTTCTTGAATTTTTGCCCTCTCATGATCAATCGGTTTCTTTTCCCATGACAACACAGATCCCGCCAAGGAGAACAGAGCCGGAGTCTCTCTATCGAATACTTCCAATATCCCACAATATCCAGATGCTATCCTGACACTTGTGTGGTACATATGACCTGTTGTCTCTCTTACTTGAGTCCAGTTGTCCGCCCAGATCACATGAAGAGACCCTCCTTCAATAGGAGCTTTGCTACTTGGATTCACCACCAGTGCAGTCTCCTTACAAACCTCATGTTTGGACTCCTCATACAACCTAATAGTGTCACGTATCCCTGGTGGCAGCAACCTCATGTTGTCATACTTGTTGTTGATCTCTGTTCCAGAGAACTCATCTGAGAGAACGTAGATGGACATAGATCTTCTTAGGTCATTCAGGCATCTTGCTACCAGGTTTATCAGTGTTATTTCATCTTCCACAATTATCGATGTCACTTTAGTGTACAGGATAGCTGATTTCATTGTTACATACAGCTGCGGCAAGATGTTTTCCCATGCAGAGTACATATAAATGGGCATAGACCACTCATTCAGATCAGCTTCTGTCCTATCTGCAACCTCCAGTGCAACGGGTTCATCAATGAAAGGAATGCTGAATTCATGTCCATCAATAATGTTCTCTCCTTTGATGAGTTTCTCACTGTGGATCCTCACTATGGTGGGGGAGAAATCCTTGTCCATATGTTCAGGGCATCGCCAATGAAGATGGTTTGGAGAGTCACGTTTGGAGACACGGTCAGAGATAATCGCACAGCACTCTAAGCATCTCTGGACCTCCACCCTAGATGCAGCATGTGAGAGTGCCAACTGAAGTGGAACATTCTGTAGATATACATTCACATGGAGGTCCCCCGTTGTGGCAAGATCATCCCTATATATGAATGATGCATCTAGTTGGATTCCTTTCTCCCACGACCCTGAAACAATTTCCACACCGAATCGATCGTGACATCTCGAGAGATTCTGATCGGTGCCAAGGAGCAGATTCAGGCAGGATGTGGAACGCACCGGGAACTGCTTATCTAGGCCCATCCTTCTCATCAGAGTGATTCTGTTTATCACCATCTGCAGCACCTCGCTGGCCTGCACTCTTTCTCTCATCAGCAGTATAAATGATTCAGATATTTGTCTTGACCCGATCACCATCAGGAACAGAAGCAGACCTGCTTCCTGATTGCAACTGATGTTCGTACCATCCCATGATGAATTAATGAGATTCTCCTCTTCATTCCCTTTGTGTATCTCTACGATATGATGGTAGTCGAGCTTCACATTTATCGACTCTATGAAGGCAAAGGGGTTCCCTGGTGCTGTGGGGATTTTGTCAAGTTTCGGAGTTGTCCTCGACGGGTCTGGTTCTCTGATTTCAACTATACAGTGTGGGCATCTCTCCTCAGAATACCAGACTACAGGAGACGTTGATAAGCTAGATCCTCTGAAGACCATTGCCCGGTACAGAAGATTTATTAGGACGCTCTGGAAATGGATATTCTCATTTTTCCCTCCCCTGCTGTGTGATGTCCAGGACGATGTTGTGCTAGAAAAATGAGATGTAGGGGTAACCAAGAAGTTGGGTATGCCCCCACTTATATCTCCAGATATCCCTCTTCGGTGGTCGAACTCCCCTTTGATCTCTTCTTTGCTTCTGTGAAAGCCTTCTGTATCAGCATCGGTGATGGCCTTCAATGTGAGTCTGATGATGTCTGCAAAATTGCTTGTCTCATCGTATCTCCAGTTGATCAATTTCTGTATCCTCACCGCCTTGGATAGGATATCTTCATTCCCATAAGCAGCCGCAATATCTGTAGCCTTAAATCGCTCCTTTGTGTAAGACCCTTGATATATCTTTCCCAGACCCATAGTGGTGTATATATCATTCCCCTGAACGTTATCACTCCAACAGATTACAGCATCCATATATGATGTCCTGGTCTGGCTGGTGACCGAGCACATTTCAATGGGATGAGGCACGGTTACTCCGATAACAGGCTTCCTCCATGAGTATAGCCGGTATCTGTCAGCACTGACCCTGGAACATTCATCAGGGACGAGATCGTGAGTGAGTATGTCCCTTGCCAATAGATATCCCACATATCTCCATTCTGCATCTGCCATCCTCTTCATGACATCTTCATTCTCATTCAATGCCCGTACAGTTCTTGTCTGATCTATTCTTGATGCAATTCCGTTAGTATAGCCATAGAGTGTGGCTCCGGCTATCTCATGAAGGACCTTCACATCCAGCTCTTCTGCTGAACAGAGCTGCTCGTAGAAGGCACTTTCAGATTTCCTATCCAATAGGGAGAATAAATCCGTCAAATAAGGATTGGTTGCCAATGTGGTCTTCATAAGAAAATCCCTTGACATTTGCCTGAGTTCATTCAGACCATGTGTAGGAGCATCATGATTAATTGAAGCAGGGTCTTCCACCAATTTAGCATACTCAATTGATCTGTTTATACTCATGTGCGACATCTTCTCCACTGCTGCCCTTAGGTGTACAGATTGTATTCGAGTTGTAAGTGCTCCAATGAAGGCCAGGTGCCCAGTCAAAGGGTCAGGGAATCCCCTCATTATCATATCAGTCACGTGTATTGTACCTGGAGTGCCCATGATGGAGGCCCCCGTCAGACAGCATGCAAAATAATTTCTCAGTTGTTTGCTTGTCACCTTGACATTGGTCTTCTTGCTACTTCTCATCACAATGCCTTGTGTGGGTAGAGACGGGGCTCTAAAACAAGTGACCAACGGGTGGAGGGTAAGAACGATCTCTGCAGCTCGACGATAAGACAGTGCTTTCAAGAAGATTAACGGGATGCCGTTTCTCTCCTTCATGCAGGCGGCTTTCACACCTGATGAGATGTTGTTGATCATGTTGTCGAGTGTCATGATTGAATCATTTGCCAAAGGGAAGATTCTTGAAACTGCTTTCAATGGAGATCGTAGAGGGATTCCCTTGTAGAACATATGTTTGTTGTACATAAATAAGGAGTCGCTGACCCATGTCTCAGAGGCTTTTAGAGGTAGCCCTAAGTCTTGAAAGGTCGTGAGTAGGTCGTCTGTGAACGACTTGATGATTTTAGATGCGACTCCCTTGGACTCATCGGTCAGTCCATTCATGCTGTCTCTCACCATTCCCGATATGGTAATCCCTAGGACTTGATTGTCCCCTCCTCCCATGAGCGACACATCCACGTTATGTCGCTTTGCGATCAGCATGATTGCGACAACTGTCAATATCGTCCACCCCTTTTGCCTGAGTCCTTCTTTCCCCGACTCATCCCCAGTCCAGGCCCATATTCCATTCGGGTTCACACCATATTCAGGATCCGCGGTGAGCTCTCCCTCTCCAGAGCACAAATAAATAGTGCTAGTCCTGAACAGATCATGGGTCCTATCATAGAGGTCTTTCATGCCGAACAATTCCCCTAGTTGACGAAATACTGGATGACAAATATTCTTCCTCATCTGTAAATTCCACTTTACAAAGTCCAAATTGAAGATAACTGTAACAGAATCATCTCCGCGTGTGGTCTGAGAGGACACTCTGAACATCTTTTTGATCATGGTGAGCATGTCCAAAGACATCGTGATCTGGGGAAAATATTTCAATATCTTGTCTCCTAGCAGTGCTTCAGTAGACACAATGTAGAGCCTCAATTTGAATGACATAAGGGAGAACAATCTGGCTTTTATCTTCAATTCCCTTTCCTTAGGATATACTCCGATTATCCTATCCTCATCGGGCAGGCCATCATCATTTACGGATTGTAAGAACTCTCTTAGTTGAACGGTTTCCATCTTCAATGACTTAAGGATCCCTCTTCTATTTTCAGCTCCGAATATGGTGTTTCTCCTCACCAGAGTGTGATATATCTCCTTCCTAGTTGGGGAGATTGCTTTATCTTTCAGATTATGGACAAGATTCCATGAATATGGAACTTCAAAATTCTGTTTCAGCTCGACATAGTCCCAATCCAAGAATACATATCCTACTACCTTGACATTTATAGATGTGTTGTTCTGCAATGCTTCTATGATATACGACTTTTTAGGGAACCCTGGTAGAATGATACTCTTTGGGTAATGTTTATGCAGGCGATGATACGCAGTAAAGAACATCTCTTTGAATTGTCTACCAATGTCTTTGAGGACCGACTCATCAGGGCATTTCTTTACAGAGGCCACCTCCTTCATTTTCAGGATTCCACCCAGAATATCCACCACAGGATGGCCCCAGATTCTATAGAGACCGTGAGCACATGCTACTTGTTCTGCAGACATGTTTAGGAACATTCTGTCCCATTCCGCTAAGTACTTCCCGCCTCTTGTATTTGCGAACTCTTCTAAGGTGGTTCTTCGAAGTAGCCCCACGTCTGCAATCAGCTTATCGTCATCTCTCATCTGGATTATCCCAGCAAGGAGTGCTTCATACGATGCTATGACAGCATATCCCTCATTCCCAAGTTCATCAAGACATCTGTCACCAACATCAATTATCCTATTCAGGTCGTCCAAAGATACCCTGTCCGGGATACTCAGATGGTCACATATACCACTGTACAATCGCACATTGTACCTTTCCGCCAATTTGTCTGCCCCATTTAATATGTAGGATACTGGAGCCCATCTGACATTAGGGTACTTCTCAATAATGCAGATATCTGACCCCATGTATATAATCAGGTCTCCTTCAAGGACCATTCGAACATATCCTGTATCTGCATCAAAGTTGACACTCGGCCAGTCCAGGAGCTGTCTCCCCCTCTTCTTCCACGCAGGGATAAAGTTCTTTATCATTATTGCAGCAGCCCACGTCATAGATGCAAAGTCATCTTTTGCCACCTTCTCCATTACAAGTCGAACAATGTCTCGGACTGCAGAGACAGACAGCGACAACTGCAGATGGGGGTGTAACACACAGATCTCTGCATGAATGATGTCAAATACATCTTCCCCATGAGGCAATGCCACCACCCTTTGCTGGAAATCTCCTAGCAGCATCCCTCTTCTTGGGATTATTGGGGTATCATTCATCATGAAGAACATGGTCTCTGTTTGGGACAACATGTTATTGTGCGATATGTTGAATGACACGATGGCCTTCTCGAACTCCTTCCTGAAGATTGGATGTCTCATCATATCATCAAATCCTCTTAAGGCTGATTTAAGATGATAGTCTCCCATCCCTCCCAGCATCGACCCTCCGTCTTCATCGGTTGTCTCCTCTTCCCCCTCTTCAGCTTGCAACAGACCGTCCAGAACATCGAGGTCATCTTGGCTGATGGGCTCTTCAGTGTCCATGACGATTTGGGTTTTTCTTAATGATATTTAAGGCGGAATAAAGGCGGTTTTCAATACAATAGGGAGGTTGGGATAATGGATCATGTACAATCTCCTCCTTATTCTATAAAATGTCGAATGTTGGCTGCCTGTATCATTTTGCTGGAGTGATCCAATTCACCTCTCGTGGGACCGCAGAGTATGACGGCCTCCGGGTGAGTAAGATCGTCTTCAACATGAGATATCCGACCAATAGGGATATTATTACTCCTCCAGCTAGTGTTACATACCCCTTGACAGTCTCCTCCAATTCGCTCCACCACATTGCAACTCGGGCTGCTGTCTTGCCTATGATGAGGCCTGCAGTTGAGAGTGCCGTCCAAATCCCTTCGGTGATCGGATGAGATGTTATATTTGAGAATCCGCCGATAGATACAACTGTCTGTTGTACATGCTTCCTTATTTCCTTTGTTATTAAAGGGAGCTTGATAGGTACACTATAACTGAGTTGATTGATAGATGGGAACCACTTAGAGCTCCTATGGATATGTGTCCCAGGGTTGTCTATCCATGTTCCTGATCCATTATACGGATAAGGAAGTAGATACATACCCCTCCAGAACTCAAATGTCAATGGCTTCTTCAATTCACCTTGAAACTCTACCTCCTCCGTTGCGATTGATCTGCAGGATGTTGATGATGTCACATGACTATGAGAAGGAAGCCACCAGAATGTCTCACCGGTTTTCAATGACTTCACTTTCAGCATGAAGGGCTCATAACAGATTTCTATTGGCAGTATGATGATCAGTTGCTGTTCACTCTGACATGGGATGATGCTCACCTTCCCTTTACTTAATGATGGAAGCCAAGGACCAACCGGTGTCTCCACCACCGCAGGATTGTCAGTGACACGGTAGAACAGGGCCTCTGTCAAATCGCAGGACGCTTCACAGTAGCTCGATTCTATCTTACCTAATGCGTCATTTATAACAAGGATCAGCTGCTGAGTGACTGCTTCCTGAGATTGATGCCACAGATTGATTAAGGCAGATGACACGGATCCTGTCGACTGCTGGCTCCTAAGAGCATAGGATACCCCGTCCGATGATATATTCAAATCTCCCACACAAGTTCCTTCAAGCTTGGTATTCACCTTTGCCGAGAACGCAACATTCAGTTCCGGGCAGGAATACGTGAATGTGTCCATCAGCAATGTACAGTTCCCTGTCCCGGCTGACTTGAAGTAACATCCCCCTGAAGGAACTGAGCTTGATTTCCAGATGTACCAGAACTTTCCTCTCCCTATCCCGTCAGATACAGGAAATACATACCCTAGATCCGGATCAACTATATATCCTTCTCCGGCGATGTCAGATTTAAGCTCTATAGCTCGTTTTGTTATTATAAACCTCCAACCCTCGTTGTTCTTGTCATCCAAGTAGTCACAATCAGGGAAACCTATTGTGTCGTGCACATGGATATCCGCCCCATACTGCCATGAGTCTAACCCCGAGTGGAGGAACTCAATGGACTGTTCGATGATATACTCCGGAGCCAGCGAGTTGGCACCCACTATAGTTTCTTCATCACACGCCCCGTACCAGGTGACATGTGATGTTTTCTTGATCTCAGTCGTGCGGACAGAAAGGACATCTATATATCCTACACTGTCATTCCGGTAGTAGATCTCTGCTACCACCTCTGTAGAGTTGGACGCCATAGAGCAGGCTCCTCTGCATGCCCCATACCAACTAGTGATAGGAACACCGGTACCCTCCTTCCCACACTCATACAGGGGGTACAGGTCGGAGTCGCCCTTATCTGATGACGGTTCTTCATCGCGAGGGATCCTCCCAGAGGTGAGTGCTGGAGCGCTTGTGGCGGAGATGGCGAGAATGGAAGAGAGAGAGAGGAGAAGAAGGAAGGAAGTTGCCATTGTGGTTTGGGTTTTTCTTAATAATCATAGCATGCTGAGACATGGAATACATAGGTAATAAAGTCATAAATCATGCAATCTTATTGTTCCTGCTGCTGAGGACTCTATTCAGAAGAGAATACTGCGAAGACGACTGATAGCTTTTCTCTGCTCTTTAACTTCTCCTATGTCCTTCCATGGATTCGTTCCGGGTGGGAAAGTTGGGAGGAGGGCCTTTGTGTCGACCCCCATGGGCTTCATTGTTGGTGGAACTCTGGCCGGAGATGTGATAATTATCCCTAGTATGAGGCTCAGTGTCTCGGATGACTCAGGTGCTGTTAATGTTGTTTTCAGTGTGAGATGGTACATGCCATCAGGGATCTTCACCCCTACCAGCTGATAGCACTCAGGATCATAAACACCGAGATGGTCATCTCCTATGTGAACACGTGCCAGCAGCTCGACTCTGCCACTGAATTGATCTTTCTCTTCACTCTGGAAGATCTTGATATCCCCCTCATATTTTCGTAGGACACAGAGGAAGGATGCAGCCAGGATATGCAATTTATTCTCTGATGTGGCATCTCTTCCAAGAGTCAGACCTGATACTATGTCATTTTTCATCATAGAATATATCCCCTTGTATACTGATCCGATGGTTATCTCTCCATCCTCCAGCATCTTCCTTATTCCTGGAGTATGTGCCCGTAGCTCAAGCGTAAAGTGGCATCCAACAATAGTATCATCAAGACATGTCTGATTGACAGTTGAAAGTGAAGGGGAGTCGGGTTGGAGGGGCCGGGAGGCGTTGGCTCTGATAGTGGTGTCCATGTTGGGTTTTTCTTAATAGATAGGCTCAATATAAGATGGGTGATATGGAGGGGTAGGCATCACTGAAATACATATTATGACATCAGGAGGAAGTACCACACATACAATGCAACTTGAGATTCCTGCCCTACTATGGACAGCATCACAGCTTCAAACAAACAAGCAAGATATAAAGATACATGAGGCGCCCAGATGACCCGGGTCCTCTATTCTTCTTATTCAAGAAGACCTTCCATTTCATTGGGACGATTTCTGATGTGCTTCTCTCCACTTGATGGAATTGATCAAGCATGAAGGATTGACTGCCAATACTCTTGGTCCACCCCAGGCATCATGCGGAGAAGATTGCTGAGACAGGCTCTGTATGACCTGGGTATAGCGGCAGTCTTTACCGGGATCATATACTTCTCAAATAGTAATGTTAGCCCTCGTGATGTCATACATGAGGACAGTTCCTCCAGTATAGCAGGAAGCCGGCTCTGATAGGTCACAATGATATCCAGAGAGGTACCCCTTAGGGATACGGGATTACTCCTGAATAAGGCCCCCAAGGTTTCGGCTGTTTCATCAATGTGCCTCTTTAACTCTCCTATGTTCGTGTCCGGAACTACATCATTTGTGTAAGATGTGTAGAGGTACCTTGGAAAGCCCCGGAACTTCAAAGTATCCGATAGGAGCTCACAAGGACCGAGATCATCAGCAGAGATCTCCTCATCTAAATGGACTGTGACTTTTAAGATGCCAGCTTCTGTCCCACTAAATCCCTGTAATCTCCCTTCTATTGTATATGGGCAATTAGCAAGCTCTAGAAAGCTAAGATGACCGGTTGTGCTGTATCCCCACGACATGCTCACTGGGCTCCATATGTTGGCAACCGGAACTTCAGAGCTATTGTGGTATATGGAAACATTCAGCTGCCCTGGTGCGGTGACCGGACACAGTGATTTCCATTCTACCTGAACAGTGGAGAAGCTCAGATGGCTTCGGGGCCCTTTCCTCCTTCCGATGATGCTCAGAGATTGGTTTCTCTTAAGCTTAACCTTCATGAGTCCTAGTTTGTCCTTAGTTGCAACCATGGGACTTTTCGCCTGCTCCTTTCCCTTCCCCAACGGCAGTTCTACTTGAGAAGCCATGTTGGGTTTTTCTTAATAACAAGGCACACATACAGGCATTGGAGAACGGAATAAGGTAAAGATACAAGGTTGGTGGAGCTTCTAATGTATTCTCTTCACTCCATTCGAGGTTTCTTGTTGATAACCCTCTCGAGAGTCTCTCTGAAGGCAGCTACGTCATCGGCATACACTGTTTTGTATTGAGAGGTGTTCTTGCCGTATGCAACAAGGTGCCACCTTGGAATGAATGCTACATCTCCAGCCCAGTTCCCGGCCTCATACATTGGCTGGGGATCCAAATTAAGGATCTGAGTGATATAGTGATCAATAGCATCTATCTTGGCATCATTATCCCATGATTTCCATATATCTTCCAGACTCGCCGTATTCAATTTCGTTATATCTATTCCATCAGATGTAACAGTGGCAGTAGATATAGCATCATGCTTCCTTTTAGGATTTGGAGAATTAAAAAGAGCATAAGTCTTATGCATCTCCCCGATATCGGTGAGTTGACGTGTTACAGCTGAGATGGCGGTGACCTGACCCTTGATTTCTTCTTCAATCCATTTTTTGGTGGCTAGGAAGGCAGAGTTTTCCTTGGTGAGTTCTCCGCAGCGGATGCCCACCGCGAGAATCATCATCTCTCTCTCGTTTAACCCAGATATCCCGAGTTCAGTAAGACGAAGAGTTGACATGGTTTCTGGGGGATTCCCTGCGATGGCTGACCTCTGCCTCTCTGCCTTGAGCAACTCCTCCAGAGATTTCCCTGCAGGGACCGGCGCCATCGCTGTTTGTTGTCTTTCTTTGACAAGATGGGACTCACCTATGTCTTCGAGATCAGAGTCTACCTGTCTTGGGTCTGTGATGGCTTGGTCTTGGGTTTTTGGGTTTGGATGGTTGGAGCGGGAGGATCGGCGGCTTGCCATGTTGGGTTTTTCTTAATAAACACACATTACAGGAAGTTAAAGCAACAGCACACCACACTTGATAGAGGATACACGAGTGATTGGATCAGACATCACTCTGCCTTCATCGCATAGGATGGAGACACTTACAGACTCATGAAACACGAGCTCTCTCTGCATTTGAGACATATCAGATTCCGGTCTACAGTTGACCTCCCGGATTCTGCTTCCCCTTCTTAGCCTTGGGTTCTCCAGATCCCTCTCCAGCTCCTGTGTCGGTGTCCATTGCATTCTCGTCTCGGGATTGTTGGGTGGAGGTCCTCTTAACCCCTCTGGAGAGCGTGAATGCAGTTCCGGCATCATCACTACCTGAAGAAGCCAAAAAGATATCATAAATCCTCTCAACAATCTGGACATCCGTGGATACTTGCTTCTTCACAGCACTATCCATATTCTTTATCACCGCGATATTGTTGGGATTAGCATAGTCTCCAGTCCCTTGAGGTACAAACTTTTTGTTGAGGGCAGCTAGCACAGCACAAAGGTATGTGTTTCTCCTGGAAGATAGGTTCAGGAAGAAGGTGTTATTCACTAGCCTGGCATATTTCCAACCTTTGTCTACATTAGCCTTATCCCAATTAGTGAGAATCTTCACTATCTCTAGTACTGCCAGCTTGGATCTTGGGTTCCTTATCCAGGTTAAAAGCAGCCTCATGGGCACAGTAGCCCATTCAGTCTGTAGAGCAAGTAACATCTTATAGATGTGCATGCCCTCCAATTCGAGGTGCTGGAACAGGAGGTACCGGCAGATACCATAGCTGGGAGTGGTATATGTATATGTGGAGTCAGCATGACGTGTATAATAGAAAAGTGTTCCTCTCGCTACTGCATATGTCTCCAGACCCTGTTTTATCCTTGATAGTTGGCTGAGATTGAAGGTCACAGAGTTGAGGAACGGTGATGATCTTCCATAAAGGGAGCCATATCGGGATCTAATGTTTGTCATAGCATCCATAATGTGTTTTGGTTCCTTGATAGCTAGACGCATCAGTGTGCAACTCAAGAAGGCAATAGCAGCAGCCTTGTTTGGGGCAGTCTCGTCAGCGGATCCTGTGGCGGCAGCAGCGCCTATCGTGGACATGGTGCTCTCATTCTCAGTGGCTGGGATGGCGGTACCATCAGGTGTAGCTGCTTCTAGATACGCCTTCCAAGAATCTGGAATATTATGGATAAACACATGTCCAGGCTCGTGTGGTTTCCTAAGATTGAAAGCCAGTTGACACAGTTCCTTCAGGTTCTGAGCCGAGAAGGTTCCTCCAGCAAGGGCGGATTGGACTCCGGACCACTGTGTGACCATTGTGGCATCGTCCATGGCTGTCACCTCCCAAAACTTGAGGGTTTTCTTCAGTTCAGCATCTGAAAACTCGGTTTGTGGGATTATGGACTTTGAACTGGGGATTTCACTTGCCTTTTGCGTCAGTGATTTGACATCATCCGAGAACTTCGTGACTTGTTCAACTGGGATGGTGATGCTCGCCATGACGAATGAGAGAATTGAGGTGAGGAGGATGATGGTGTTGGGTTTTTCTTAATAGTCCATGATCATAACGCTCCTTCAATGTGGAGGTCATGTGGGGTAGGAGCACGCATAGGTATATACCCCCTACCAACATGCAGTAACCCAACTATGCTGCACATGCAGATATGCATCACATGCTGGATTACCAAGTATGAGATTTGTGGGTCTCT